TAGGAGAGCTAGATGGCATTAACAAAAATAGGTAAAGAAGGTGTAGCTGGTATATCTAATTCTAGTGATGCCACTGCCATAACCATATCTAGTGGTGAAGTTGTTACACTTGCAGATGACTTAATAATAAAAGATTCTGGAACTATTGGCTCTGCATCTAAAACAGATGCAATAACAATAGCTAGTAGTGGTCTAGTTCAATTAACAAGCACAGGTATCGGTGCAGGAAGTCAAGTCTTTCAAGTTATAGATGATGGTGCAACATTATTTCAATTAAGAGCAGAAGATGGTAACGTAAGTTTTCCACAGTCTGGAGCAGGAATTTATCTTGGTGTAACATCAGGAACTGCATCTAATTTACTAGACGATTATGAAGAAGGTACATGGACAGCGACATTAACAGGAAGTTCATCAAATCCAAGTTCAACAGTAGAAAGCACTGGTCAAAGATATACAAAAGTAGGCAGGTTTGTTTTTGCACAAGCACTTTTCAGTAATGTAAATACCAGTGGTGCTAGTGGTGCTCCTAGAGTAACTGGATTACCATTTTCTGCTGCATCATCTTATGCCACTGGAAATGTGATGCTACATACTGGATTTGTAGTTGGTGGTGGCGTTGTAAATGTGTCACCTTTTGTAAGCACAACTCAAGTTCAGTTTTATCAAAGTATAAGTGCTAGTGCTTGGGCAGAGATAGCACATAACGCAACTTCTGGAGTTTATCTTTATTTTACTGTTACATATGAGGTTTAATAAAAAAAGGAAAAAAAATGTCACTAACAAAAGAAACAGAAATATCAAGAATTGAAATAGTGCAAACTTGGTTTATACAAGTAAGAACAGATACAGTTGTAAAAGAAAGTGGTACAGAAATATCAAGAACTGTTCATAGACATGTTTTACAGCCTTTTACTTCTAAAAAAGATGGAGACACATGGACACATACTGCAACAGATATAAGCAGTGAGGATGCTTCTGTACAAGCCATAGCAAATGTAGCATGGACAGATACAGTAAAAAATAATTATAAAACATGGCGAGAAGCACAGGGGTTATAACTAATGGCATATATAGGTGTCAGCCCTTTTAATGGGGTCAGAAAAAAACATACATACACTGCCACTGCTAGTCAGACTAGCTTTAGTGGAGTTGGTGCAGAGGGTATAACTTTAAGCTACAAAGACAGCACATTTGTTGATGTATTCCAAAATGGTGTGAAGCTAGGTGAGGCAGATTATACGTCTACAAGTGGCACAGCTATTGTTTTAGCTCAAGGTGCATCATTAAATGATTTAATAGAAGTTGTTGTTTATGATGTGTTCAGTGTAGCAGATACTGTTAGTAAAGCAGATGGTGGTACGTTTGATGGTAATGTTACTATGGGTGGTACACTTGGTGTTACAGGTGTTCACACCATTGGCACTAATGCAGTAGCCACATCAGAGGGTGGAGCTACTACAACTAATATTGTTCAAGGCTTGGCTAAAACATTTGCTGTTGTAACAAATAGTGGAGGCACATCTACTTTACAAGATAGTTTTAATTTAACAAGTATTACAGATGGTGCAGCAGGAATAACAACATTTACTTTTGCAAATGATTTTTCATCTGCTAATTATGCTTTTTCTTTTGGATTAGAAAGTCATGCAGGAGCAACTTTGATAGCGGCATTTGGAGAATCTGCTTCTGCTGCAGCAGGTTCTATAATAGGAAGATCAGCCATTGCTGATGGCACTGCAACAGATGGTGCTCATATAACTCTATCTGCACATGGAGACTTAGCATGACAATTAAAACACCAGAATTTCAAGGCACACATCTTTGGGATAGATTGTGTTGGGCAAAAGAAAAGCTAGAGCCAGTAAGAACAGA